CGACGGGGCGACGGGTCAGCGTCAGGGTGCAAGCCGTGCTGTTGTCGGTCACAACGGCAGTCGTGACGATCAGCGCGACCTTTTTGATGGTCACCGGGAACGGGAAGACGAACTCGGAGACCGCACCCGCGCTGTCGATGTTCGGCGTGTCCGCCGCCGACAGCTGCCAACGGGTGTTGATGACTTCATGCGACATGGACTTGTTCTCCTATTGGCCGCGGCTTAGGTCGAGGCCAGATGAACGACGCGGGCCATCGTGGGACGCTCCCAAACGAGGAACGCCTCAAGTGCGCCAACCCAACCCACTTCACGGAACAGACCCAGCTCCTCGGGGATGCCCGTGCGGAGTTCCGGCTGCATCACGGAGACCAGTCCGCCAGCGTCCGCGCCGAAGAAGATCGCCTCGCCCGTGGTGGTCGAGTTACCGATCAAATCGGCCAGAGCGTCGGTGTGGTTGGTCTCGTAGAGGTCGAAGCCCTCGATGGACTTCAGCTTGCCGGAGATCAGCGGCTCGGAGGTCTGCGGAGCCAGCCAATCCTTGTACTCGCTGTCGTTCTTGAGGCCGCGAGCGGCGCGGGTGGACAGGATGCCCACGTACTTGCCGTTGCGGAACTTCGGGCACTTCAGGTCGCCGTGGAGGCGGTCGTGGATGCGCCGCAGGTCCTGGACTTCCAGGTTCCTGTTCGAGGTGCTGTCGGCCGAGCCGTCGATCACGAACTCGCCGCCGGTGGTCAGGGGCGTGTACTTGAGCGGGGTCAGCTTGAGCGCGTCAGCGCACATCACGTCCATCGTCAGGGAGATTTGGTCCCTGAGCGCCTGCTGGAACGGGTCCATCAGGTTGAAGTGGGTGAGCTGGGTCTCGAACTCCGTCATGGGGATTTTGTAGCCCCACTGGGAGACGGACACCTGCTTCGTCTCGATGGCCGGACGGCCGCTCGGGAGACGCTCGGTCTCGGAAACGCGGGTGGCGAGCGGCAGCTTCATGATCCTGGTGATCGTGACGCTCTCGCCCTTCTTCTTCCCATAGCCGGGTTCGGCACGGAAGAACTTCATGAACTGGGTGTCGGCGATAGCTTGGCGCCGAATGTCGGAACTCAGCGCATGATTGCGGTAAGTTCCGGTTGGCGCATGAAAAGTCCAAGACATGGACCTTGCTCCTCTATGTAACGGGCGGCACGTCGTAGCCGCTCTGGGTTATCCCGAAACCGCCCTAAGCCGTTGTTACAGCTGTCACAGAGCAGTCCTCGGACCTTCCCCGTTGCGTGGCAGTGATCAACCCGAAGCCCGTCACCTCGGAACTCGTTGCAGACCTTACAGCGGCCGCTTTGCGCTGTCAACATAACTGCATATTGCTCGCGAGTTACGCCGTACTTACGCTTGCGCCGCCCGGCGACATCGCTCCGTCGCCGCATCTCCACGTAGTCCGGGTCTGCTTTCCGGCGTTCGTGGTACTCGCGCCGCCACGCGCTTTGTGCGGCGGCATTCTTTTTCCGATATTCCCTCGCGTAACGCGCTGGGTCGGATCGTCTGGTTCCCCAATCTGGCATGCCGTAGCACTACCACATAACGGAACCACAGGCAATAGGAGGCCCCGGCGAGGCGACGGGGAGACCCCGCCGGGGCTACGCCAGGGGCCACGGCTGGCCGGCCGTTACCCACACTTGCGAACTGGTCGGGGGGCAGAGGACTTGCACCTCATCGGCAGCTCTGCGGTTTATCTTTCCGCCGCTGCACCCCCCCGAAACTCAATAGTATCCGGTCTTCACTTGCATCTGTTGCAGGTCGGCGATCATATCCGAGCCCTCCGGCGCTGTCGAGGGGCGGCCCCTGTTGGGCTTCCCGCCGCTCTCCATCCCGCCCATAACGCCGGCGGTCCGGCCGTCGTCCTCGAACGGGTTATCCCGACGGGACGCGACGACCTCGTGCTCGAAGCCCTCCTCGCCCTCGTCCTCGTCACCCTCGATGAGGGCGCCGTACTTCTTGCCCAGCTCCGCCGCCACGTCCTTGAAGAAGGTGGAGGTGTTGCCGATCACGTAGAGCTGCCCGTCGATGCCCTTGGCCTGCTCGCGCTGGACCACCTGCTGGGCCACGACCTGCACGATGTCGCCATATTCCGCCCACTCCGGGTACTGCTCGGAGAAGTCGTTCCACAGGCGGTCGGCGGTGGCTTGGCTGTCGTCCTGCCGGGGCTGTGCCCGCTGCACGATGACCTCACCCTGGGCCTTCACGAAGGCCGCGACCCGGTCCTGCACCGTGCGGTGGTAGGCGTTCGGGTCCAGGGAGGGATCGGGCATGCCGGAGACAAGGTCGAGCTGCACGTCCGAGGCCGAGACGGGCTTGGGTCCGGGCTGCGGAGCCGGGGCCGGGGTCGAACGCATCATGCTGCGGCGGTTCATGTCGTCGATCTGGCCGGTCAGGGCCGTGATCTGGGCCTGGAGCTGCTCCACCGAGGGGCCGGCAGGCGCCGACGCTTCGCGCCGGGTGGGCTGTTCCTGGAAGTTGTGGGTGCCGTGCCTTGCGAGGGCGGCGAAGATGTCGTCCTGCGGCGCCTCACGGGCCGGTTTCGTGCGCTTACGTGGCATTCTTGTGGTCTCCCGTCATTTGTCCCAACGTGGGGACGTTAGCTTGCTTCTCCACCTGCGTCAATATGACGCTCTTGGCCTTGATCCGGTTACGGATACGGGTCAGGAAGGCTTCCGGGCCGATGAACTGGTGCCACATTGTGACCGCCATGTCCCCGGACAGGGTGCCGGCCTTCATCGCGGCGGCCACCCGCTGCAGGACTTGGGCCTGCTCCCGTTCGATCATCTCCTCCAAGAGGGGGAGGGCTTGTTCCAGATACTCGATCCCGTCGTGCAGGACCCGGGCCTGGGCCTCGGGCTCTTTTATCATTGCGCTACTCCCAACATCTGGGCCATCTGGCCCGTCTCTGCCATCGCCTGCGGCCCCGGTGGGGGCTGCCCGGCCGTCAAACCGGCGGCGCCCTGCTGCATTTGGGCGGCCACGTCGTTCATAAGGCGCTGCCGCTCGCTGATCTCGACCTTCTGGAGGTCCACGTCGGAGAGGTTGAAGATCAACTTCAGGAACTTCTCCATGTCGATGCGCTGCATGAAGGCCGCGAGGAACTCCGGCTTCTGGGAGAGGAAGCCCATGAGCGTGAGGAGGGACTTCAGCATCTTGCCCTTCTGGATGAGGGTGGAGATGCCGCGGGCCTGGAAGGTGATCGGGCGGGCGATCAGCTCCCGCTTCCGGCCCAGCAGGGCCATGTACATATCCTTCCCGGCCGCGTTCTGCATCATCAGGTCGTTCGGGCGGGCGTGCTGGAGGCCGGTCTTCCACACGAGGTCGAGGATGACGTTGAGGAAGCGGGTCTCGATGGTCTGGGCGACCGAGCGGATGATCGCGGAGCTGCTCTCCTGGGTTTGGCTGATCTCCGTCGCGCTGGTGCGGCCCTTCGGGGCGAACTGGCCGAGGCCCACCTCGTTGATATCGGCGGCCTCCCGCAGCTCGTTCTTCATCGCGGACCAGATTTGGAAGACCTCGGGGCTCATGGACCCCAGCTCCACGGGGGAGATGAAGTCCTTCGCCATGTTCCCCTCTTCGAGGAAGAACATCTTGTTCGCGATGATGCCGCCGTTCAGCTGGCCGGGGTCGGTCAGCATGCCGGGCACGACGGCATAGGCTTTCATGCTCGACATCTGGACGGCGTCGAGGATCAGGTTGGTGAGGTTGTTGAAGACCTGGGCCACGGACCCGAAGTCTTCCATGTAGCTACGGCCGTAGACGCTGAACGGAACGGTTACGAGCGGCGCGAAGACGTTCCAGTCCACGCCGTGCCAGAACGGGTTCTTCTCCGGTCCGCGCAGGAGGAACTGATCGTTCCCGACGACCATCAGGGCGTCCTCGGCGAGCACCTTCCCGTCGTTCCCGATCACCGTCGCGATGTACTCGTCCATCACGATGGGCTGACGGGTTGATGAAACCTCCACGCCATGCCCTACCATCTGCTGCCTTCTGTTCTGGGCTTCTCCTTCCACCCAGGCCAGCATCCGCTGGATCGCGTCGTTGTTCCATATTGGCTTGCCCTTCCGGTCGGTCTGAGAGGCCATCTTCCGCAGCTCGTGCTTGTCCAGCTCGATGCGACGGATGCGGTATAGGTTGCGGTACGTGTGGTCGAGCCAGACGAGGCGCGGGTCCGTGGTCTCGATGGCGACCCGGCCGCCGGGCACGTCTTCCTTCCATGTGACGGTCCCGCACATGGCCATCAGGGCGCCGAGCTTGCACTGCTCCTCGAAGACGGCGGGGAAGCCCAGGCAATGGCCGCTCTGGTTGCGGCCGCAGATGGACAGCCACACGTCGGTCATCCGCTTGACGGCGGAGGTCAGGTCGCCCTCAGTGTCGGCGGGGTCCACAACGGTGTAAAAACCGGTCGGGCCGGTGACGAGGGCCTCCTTGAGGGCGGCGGCGAAACGGTCCACGAAGGCCGGGACCTCGGGGAGGGTCTCAGCGGCCTGCCATTCGGCCTTGCCGCTGTGGTCCATGCGGTTCCAGTAGAGGTGGAGGCACTCCTCCCACTTGTCGTCGCGGGGATTGAGGCCGCCTTTCCGGGCCTGGACGGCCTCGGACATGTAGCCTTGGAGGACCGGAACGATCTCGCGCTCGGCGGCCTCGGACGGCCCAGCCATCCCGATGGTCGGTTTGGTGTCCACAAGGACCCCCTATGTGCTTAGCCGCGCTGGCCGGATGCGTAGGCGTTCACGGCCGTGACGGCGGCCTGTCCCTCGCCCTGCAAAGTGCGGATATAGCGGGGCAGGACCGCGACCTGGAAGAGGGCGTTGGCGGTGGCCGTGACCGGGTCGCCGGCGATGTCGAGCAGGGTGGTCCAAGTGGTGCCATTTATGCTGCCCTGCATCGAGATGGACCCGTCGTCGCCCCAGGTGCCGGCGAACTGCACGCACATGCCGTTGAGGAGCTGCGGCACTTCGACGCCGGTGGAGACCTGATCGCCGTCGCCGAGGCCGGCGTTGGTGAAGGTCGCGACCCAAGCGCCGCTGGCGTCGGTCGATGCGGTCGGGGTGATGGTGGCCATGTTAGCTCCTGGTGACTGGTGTCTGCTGACCCACCTGGGTCCGGAAGGGGGCTTGGCGCTGGCCGTCCGCCGGAGGTGTCCAGCCGGGGGCCGCAGCCTTGAAAGGTCCACTCTGCTGGGCGGGCCGACGGCCGCTGCCGAAGTACCCTCCGCTCTGGGGTACTATAAGGCCAGATCGGGCACCCTGCAACCGGCCGAGGGGGAAGAGGACGGCCGCGCCGTAGCCCATCGCGTCCCCGGGGTGGCTGTGCTCATTCTTCACAGGCACGCCGGAGACGATGCCCTGCTTGGAGATGTGATGGTGCCAGCCGCCGCGTAGGGCGTACCACACGCAGGAGGCCCGCTCACGGTCCACCTGCACGAGCCCCCGGCCGCCGATCTGCTTTGTCAGGACCGCCCGCAGGGGCTCGATGCGCTCCTCGGGCTTCACGGGGCCGCTGCGCCAGTTGCCGCCCATGGACTTGAGGATCGCTCTGACGGCGGTGCGGGAGGCCGCGCTCTGCTCGCGCTGCTGCCCGGCGGGGTCGCCGACGTGCCGGAGGGTGCAGTTGAGGGGCTTGTACCGGTCGAGCCAGAGGGGCCGGGCGTAGTTCTCGATGACCTCCTCGACGCCGGTGCCGTCCGGTCCGCAGTAGGCATCGAGGATGAGCCAGTGGCCCTGCGGCGAGCGCTGCGTCAGCACGCACGTGCAGTTGAGGCCGAAGTCCCAGAGCATGACGACTTCGGTGCGGGCGAGCGGGGTCAGCTGGATCGCCAGATGCAACTTATCGGCCCACTGCGGGGTCACGCTCTTGCCGATGGACTGGAAGCCGAACTCGCCCTCGACGAACCGGCGGATCAGGTCGGGCCGGTGGCCCCACAGTCTTCGCAGCTCCGCGTAGTAGCCGGGCGGCAGGTGCAGGGCGTTCTCCGGCATCGCGGGCTGCCAGAGCTTGAAGTCGGGGTCGGGCGAGGTGACGAAGCGCTTGTACGTCCAGTGGGCCTCGTCCGGGTTGTTCTCCGCGAGCTTGGCGCCGTACCACTTCATGCCGGGCTGGCGCAAGCGCGACAGGGCGATGTCGAAGATTTCCTCCGCGACACCCTCGGAGCCGACGGCCGGGGCGGGCTCGTCGATGGCAAAGCCGGCCAGCTCGCGGGACATCAGCTTGGTAGCGTCTTGGCCGGCGTCCATGCCCATGAACGTCACGTCGCCCTGCGCGATGCCGGACGCCCACGTGAAGGTCTTGCGGCTGCCGTTGTACTCGCCGAAGACGCCCGGCGGGAACCACTGGAAGAAGGTCTTCTGCGTCGTCCCGACGATGTTCTCGAAGGTATCCCGGATGATCGCCCAGCTGGCGCCTGGGTTGTGGCGCGTGTGGAAGAGGGCGGCCCACGCGATGGCCGTGCTCTTCCCCTCGCCCATGCGGGAGCTGAAGAGGTCAGCCTTGGCGCGGCTCTCGATGAAGTTCCGCTGGACCGGGTTGGGATTGAAGTCGGTTTTGTGCAGCGCGCTTGCGGTCACGGCCGTTCCTCCACCACTTCCGCCACTGCTCGCGTGCCCACTCTGGGTTGGCCTTTCGCTTTCTTTTTAGGTACGCGATCGCGCTTTTGCGCTTTTGCTGCCGGCGCCACTCGGGAGACTTTTGGCTGAGCCACAACTTGAAATTCTGCCAGCTCTTCTTCCGTTCCGCTACCTTCGACGGGGGCAGGTACCGGCCCCGCTTGCGCCACGAGGCTTTCATGTGTGGCACCGCCATAGCGGATATCCGCAGCAGGGCCGTCTCCCGGGAGAT